TGGACAGCGTGCTGCCGGGAGACGATGACGAATAGAAAAAGCCCGGCGGCAACCGGGCTTCCAGAGGAGGAGAGGCAAGGAGATTTTTTCCTTGCCTCTGATTATACCACGAGGAGGGAATTGCGTTGGACCTTGAGACAAATATCCTGCAATGCGTGGACGAGCAAATAGGGCACTGGTGTACGAATTGCCCGGACGCGGATCACTTTATCGCGGACATCACCGGGCCGGAGGAGTGGGTATGCTCGCGGGAGTTGTATCCGGGAGATGAAAAATGCCTACGGCGGGACAGGTACAAGGACATTCAAGCCCTCGCACGGCAGATAGTAGATATGGTGGAGCATGGGGAGGCAATCGCATGGCAATCAATCTGAAACGAACAAGCACCATAGCGGCGGACGGGGTGAAGGTTTTGGTGTACGGGCAGGCGGGAGCGGGGAAGACGTGTTTGATCCCATCGCTGCCGAATCCGGTGATTCTCTCGGCGGAGGGCGGACTGCTCTCCATCGCCGGGACGGATATTCCGTACATTGAAATCGGGTGCATGAAGGATTTGGACGAGGCGTACAAGTGGCTCGTCGGCTCGAAAGAGGCGGGAGAGTTTCAGTCTGTGGCGCTGGATTCGATCAGTGAAATCGCCGAGGTGGTGCTTTCGGCTGAGAAGAAAACACAGAAAGACGGACGCGCCGCTTATGGAGCAATGGGCGAACAGATGACGGACTTGATCCGCGCTTTCCGCGATCTCCCCGGCAAGCACGTGTACTTTTCGGCGAAGCTGGAAAAAGCCCAGGACGAGATGGGGCGGATTTTGTACGCTCCTTCCATGCCTGGGAACAAGGTAGGCCAGCAGCTCCCCTACTTCTTCGACGAGGTGTTGGCGTTGCGGGTGGAGAAGGACAACGAGGGCGTTCCGCAACGGATGTTGATGTGCATCCCCGACGGCATCTGGACGGCGAAGGATCGCTCCGGCGCGCTGGATCAGTGGGAAGCTCCCGATCTCGGGGGCGTGATTGCGAAGATCGGAGGCGCTGCGAATGCTCAACCTTTCTGAAGCCCCCGTGCGCGGCGCGACGAAGGAGGATAGCGAGGCGAAGTTCATCGTTCGTAACGGGAGTTTGATCAAATGCGTGTCTCCGTCGGAGAGTCGCCGCGATCTGATCAAGCTCTGGTGGGAGTTCAAGCAACAGGAGGAACAAGCCGTGACGCAGCGCCGAGCGATCGAGGAGATGTTGACTTCTCATTTGCCGGAGCAGTGGGAGGGTTCGGAGACGGAGCGCGAGGGGGAGTTCAAGGTTGTGATCTCCCGGCGGTTCACTCGTAAGGTGGACAGCGACGTGCTCCAGGCGACGGCGCGTGAGTTCGGGCTGGAGGAGTATCTGTCGGAACTGTTCCGGTGGAAGCCGGAGGTGGATGCGAAACGGTGGAAGGGCGCTCCCGCCGAAGTGACGGCGAAATTGGAGCGGGCGATTACGGTGACGCCGGGCAAGGCGTCCGTCAAAATCACACTTGAGGAGGAGTAGAACATGGCCATACTTGACGAAGAAATCATTATAGAGGAACTTCCCGAAGAGTCGTCTCCCGACCCGATACCGGCGGGGTGGTACGAGGCGACAACCGTGGCGGCGGAACTGAAGGATACGAAGGATGCTACCGGAAAATACATCAAGGTGCGTTATGACATCGCAGGACCGACGCATCAGGGGCGCTGTGTTTTCGGCAACCTCAATATCAGGAACGCCAGCCCGAGAGCCGAGGAGATCGGAAAGGCGCAGCTGGGCTCGCTGTGCAAGTGCATCGGAATTACCGACAGGTTGCGCGACACCGACCAGCTCGTCGGTCACGCGGTGCAGATCAAGGTGGGCGTCCGCAAGGATACGACAGGACAGTACGGCGATCAGAACGACGTGAAGGGGTTCAAGCCCATCGACGGAGACGCGCCAGTCATGATGGGGCCTTCCCCGCAGAGCAAGTTCGCCCCGGCGCAGAAGTTCGCCCCGGCTGCGAAAGCGGCTCCGGCGACGGCTCCGGCAAGCGCTCCGTGGAAGAAGTGACGATACGATGGCGGAAATTCCGGAGAGTATTCACACCGTAGCCGCCAAAATCGACGAGTGGCATGAGAAGCATCAAGAGGGGCCGCGCCCGCACCTGGGCGCGTCCCTTCTGGGGCATCCTTGCGACCGCTGGCTGTGGTTGACGTTTCGGTGGGCGGTGATAGAGAAGTTCAAAGGACGTATGCTCCGCCTCTTCCGGCGCGGACAGAGGGAAGAGGAATTGATTATCTCTGACCTTCGCGCAGCCGGGATGGAGGTTCATTCGACCGGAGCGGAGCAATCGAGAGTTGACTTCGGAGCGCATGTCTCCGGGAGTATCGACGGCATCATCGAGAAGGGCGTTCCCGAGGCCCCGGCGAAGAGACACGTTCTGGAGTGCAAGACGCACTCGGCGAAATCCTTCAAGGACTTGTGCGACAAGGGCGTGCGGGAAGCGAAACCGCAACACTGGTGTCAGATGCAGCTGTATATGCACGGAACCGGCATCGACCGCGCGCTCTACTTCGCCGTCTGCAAGGACGACGACCAGATTTACACGGAGCGCGTCCGCTACGACGAGGAGGCGGCGAAGGCTCTTGTGGAGCGAGGAAGGCGACTGACGCTGTGCGAGCGTATGCCGGAGCCGCTTTCGACGGATTCGACATGGTATCAATGTCGCTTCTGCGCGGCGCACACATTCTGTTTCGAGTCGAAGCTGACGAAGGAGATCAACTGTCGCACGTGCGCGCTTTCCACGCCGACGGAGGATAGCAAGTGGCTCTGCGCCCGGTACGGCAACGAGGAGATTCCGGTGGACGCACAAAGGACCGGCTGCGACGGGCATGTGCTGCATCCCGATCTTGTGCCGTGGAAGTGGCTTCCGTCGGACAATGGGCTGACGGCGATGTATGAGATCGACGGAGAGGTTGTCAAAAACGGACTGCCGGGAGCGACGGTGCATTCGTCGAAGGAGCTGCTTGGGTTGGCTGGTTGGGAGGTGGGAAGCGATGAAGAAAGTCCTGTGTCCGGTGTCGAGGCTGGAGTGTCTGCGTGAGACGTGCGCGGTATGGGTGCAGTCGGAGAAACGCTGCGGGCTGACCGGAGGGAGGCCGGTGGAAAGGCCGGACAAGCTCTACACCGTGAAGGAAGCGGCGGAGTATCTCAATCTGCATGAAATGACGGTGTATTTGCGATTGCGTAAGGGAGAGATGTACGGGGTTCGCACGGGGAGGTTGTGGCGCATTCCGGAGAGCGTTCTTCGCGAAATAGCCGCTTTGCAATGATTCTGCGCGACTATCAGCAAAAAGCTATCGATCTTCTCTACGAATGGTTCCGCGAGAACGATTCGGGGAATCCGTGTCTGGTGGTGCCCACGGGCGCAGGGAAGAGCGTGATTCTGGCGGAGTTCTGCCGGGAAGCCCTTGCCAACTGGCCGGATACGAGAATCCTGATTCTAAGCCACGTGAAGGAACTGCTCGAACAGGACGCGGAGAAGATTCAGATTCTCTGGCCGGACGCGCCGCTCGGCATCTACTCTGCGGGACTTGGGTGCCGCGACGTGGATGCGATCACCGTGGCGGGGATTCAGTCGGTGTATCGGAAGGCGAGTGAAATCGGATATGTTGATATCGCCATCGTGGACGAGTGCCACCTGCTGAATCACAAGGACGAAGGCATGTACCGGAATCTACTGAACGAGCTGGAAGCGATCAACCCCTCTCTGCGCGTGATCGGATTGACGGCGACTCCGTATCGCCTCGGGCACGGTTTGATTACGGAAGGGGGAGCCATGTTTTCCGCCCTTATCGAACCGGTGCGCATACAGGAGTTGGTGGAGCGGGGGTACCTTGCCCCGCTCCGCTCCAAGGGAATGGAGCTGCTTCTTTCGGTCGACGGTGTGAAGCGACGCGGCGGCGACTTCGTAGAGTCTGAACTGGCGGAGATGGTGAACACGAAAGCCAACAACGAGGCGATGGTGGAACAGACGCTTCGGATTGCACAAGGACGGCGTTCGATTCTCGTCTTTTGCTCCGGGGTGCAACACGCCTATGCGATGCGCGATCTCTTCCGGGAAAGGGGAGAAATTGCGGAAGCGGTGCTCGGGGAGACGGATTCGGAGGAGCGCGCGCGCATTCTCGAAGGCTTCAAGGCCGGGCGCGTGCGGGTAATAACGAATAACTCTGTGCTTACGACAGGCTTCGATGCGCCGAATACGGATGTTTTGGTTATGGCGCGTCCTACGGAGAGCGTCGTTCTTTATATTCAGTCGGCCGGGCGCGGTATGCGTCCGAAGGAGCACGTGTCGGACTGTCTCCTTCTCGACTTCGCCGGGAACGTGCGCCGTCACGGGCCTATCACGAATGTAATCCCTCCGAAGCGGAAGGGGGACAAGAAGGGCGAAGCCCCGGTGAAGCTGTGCGAGCAGTGCAACGAGCTTGTCCATCTCTCCGCGAAGGTGTGTCCCGCGTGCGGGTGGGTGTTCCCTCCTCCTCCGCCGAAGCGATACGTTCTCGGGAACGAGGATATCATGGGCGGCCCGTCGTCGTTCGGCGTTGAAGAGTGGCGCTGGCGCGTGCATACTGCGGCGAGCGGGAAGGAACTTGTGCGGGTGACGTACTACGGACATTCGGATTCCGTGGATGAATATCTTTGCCTGCTTCACGGCGGGTACGCGGCGCAGAAGGCGTTGTCGGCGCTGCGGCAGATGGAGAGAAATTGCGGCGTGACGGTTGGAAATCCATACGATTTGGACGAGGTGGTCGAAACCATGCAATGTGCTGTCCCTCCGAAAGAGATTTCGATTCAAAGAGAAGGGAAGTATCACAGGGTTGTCGGGAAGGTGTGGGGATGAGGCGGACATCGAAGAAAGCGCCTCCGCCGGAAGTCGAATCCATACCGACGGAACACGAGGAGCAGTGCGGATTCGTTCAGTGGTTCCGCAGGAAGTTTCCCCACGTCCGCATCATGGCGATTCCGAACGGCGGATGGAGAAACGCGGCAACGGCTGGAAAGCTGAAAGCCGAGGGTGTTTCAAGGGGCGTTCCCGATCTATTCATCCCGGAGTGGAAACTGTGGATCGAAATGAAGCGGATCACCGGCGGGCGCGTATCGCCGGAGCAGCAGGGCTGGAAGAGCTATCTTGAGCAGTGCGGGTACGTCGTGTTTATCTGCGCCGGAATGGAACAGGCGCGGAAGGAGGTGGAAGCATGGCTGACTTGACGGCGATTCTGAACGGGCCGTGGGAGTTTCCGA